CTCCAATTCGCACTAAACGTTGGGCCTTCGCCCTCTCCCATACCTATCAATGCTCCCATATAACCATCAACTGAGTTACAGTCGATACAAGCTGGACATGTCAAATCTGCCTCAACCCAAATTTTGCCATTCGAGTCACATATGTCATGATAAGAACCACCTGGGAACAGAGTAGAAGTAGTTGTACCATATTCTACAATACCTGAACCATATTTCTGAGTAACGACTCTAAATGGTATCTTAGTGGCTGTTGTGAGGTGAGTTGCCCCTGTATCCGCACAACATGCGAGGGCTATATCAGAGGTAATTTCAAATGATGCTAAAAACTCTTCAGTATCCATTTCGTTACCAGAAGGTCCGATTAGTTTACCAGCTCCTGCGTTATTGAATCCACTTACTTGAAGAATTACACTTCTAACACCACCATTAGTACAACCTGTGTAAGGCACCAATGCTGTCATTACAGGTGTTCCTGATACAAATCCGGTCCCACCAGAATTCCACACGACAGGTTCCGCAGTTCTAGTTACAGCAGAATAAGCTCCTTTTGAACGGTCAAACAAACCTTCTCTACCATTCTCATAGAATGCATCGTAAAGGTTTACTGGGTCAAACTGAGTTGGAGTATTTGTAAATCCACCACCGATTGGGTCGTAGTGTCCATGACCCGGGAATTGAGGGTCCCCAACAAGCCCAGTTCTTCTTTCTGAAATTTTAGGTACAAAGTAGAACAATTTACCAATTGGTAAGTTCATAGCTTGTACAGAAACGATATCGTTTGCCAATAATTTAGAGAATACTCTCCTAATGATTGGGAAAACAACTGTTTCGAACGAACCTGAAGCGTCAGATGACGTAGCCTCGTTTATTAAGTGTGTTGCTTGATTTTCGTATAATTGAGCTACGTTTTCTTTTGTATGCCCATTTAATCCGTTAAGGAACCCAAGCTTGTTCCATTTTCCAATAGTATCTTCGCGGATAACTTTAAGGTGTTTTAACCCAATGTTTCCGACCATACCAGACTCTAATAATGCTCCCATTTTTATATTTTTTTTTTAGTTAGCGTTTATTTAATTATTATAACTTATTCATGATATCTCGCATCCTAGTGATTTGAGGGCTTTCATAAGTTTTGTTTTCAATCAAATTGACTGAAGAACCACCAGAAGGTGTTTTTGTGATGGTTTTCTGAACCGACTCATTTAATTTACTAACTTTAGAATTCAATTCTGTAGTTAACGAACTAAACAAGTTTTTACTTTCATTCAAAGTTGTGACACCATCAAAACGTCTAAGGATGTTAACCTTCTCTTTTTTAGTTGTGGTATGTTCCGTAAATAATTTAGTAGAGTACGCTAAATTAGCGTTAAATACTGCTACTTCATTTAATTTATTTCTAAATACCTTAAGAGCTTGTCTATATTCCTTATTTTTATCTCTGAATTGTTTATTCTCTGTCTGTAGTTTTTTCGCTGTAGTGATGATTTTATTAACCGTGTTTCGGGTTGACTCATTCATAGGGAATTCTAAATTTCTATTGTTAGTAATAGCTTTTCTTAGACCCCTACCTTTTTTTGAACCAAAACCATAAGTTCTTGAAGCTTCACCCATCTCTTCATCAGAGTGTTTACCTTCATGTGTTTCATAGTCTAGTCCTGAATGGGTGTGAGAACGGTCACCTTTATTTCCTCCGAACTTTTGTTCGTAGTCTTTGTAACGACCACCTTTTCCATATTTTCCACCACCTACATCACCACTTTTAGTGTCGTGACCTGCAGTATTTAGATGTCTATGGTAATCATCTTCGTTTCCACCCCAGTGAGCTTCTTCCATGTCGTCATCCATTTCCTGTAATTCTTCAATGACTTCTTCTTCATCTTCTAATGAGATTTCATACATTGGTTCATCTAAGTCTAATTCAGACATTTCTTTTAATTCATCATCATCAACGTAACTTTCGTCCGTCGAATCTTCTTTATCATAATCTTCTGTAATTAAAAGATTATTCCTAAGTTTGCTCTCTGCTAACTCAATCTTATACTCAGTTCCAGTTTCCTGGTCCTCAATATCAATTGTGTCCCCATCTTGTGTAACAACGATTCCGTCTTCAGCTCCCATGGATTTGAAAACTTTTAATATCTCATCGTCAGATGCTTGTGTTAGGTCGAGTGCTGGTCCATCCGTATCCAATTCAATTCCCATGGATACCATTGCGTCTGTTTCATCAGGAGCTAAAAACTCCTCTTCTTCTTGGTCTTCATATTCTTCGTCATCGTCATCATCTATAAAATCGAGAGAGACCTCTTCCTCGTCGGTATCGACTAAGTCATCCTCTTCCTCTTCATTCAATGATTCTCTAACTAACTCCTCAATTTCTTGCTTCATGGTTGCTGCAAGTATTTCCTTTGCATTAGATTTAACAGCTTCTTCTAACTGTTGTGCCTCTAGTAGGGCTTCTTCTAAGACTGATTTATTATCTGCCATATCTTTTTTATTAAGCGCTTTTTAAAGTTTTATTTGTTTTATAAATATTAGCAATAATGGAAAAACCCCTAATGCACATATAAATAACCCATAAAATATTTTTTTTTAATAACCCGATAAAAAGGTATCTAACTTATCCATTAATTTTAATGACCCACTTAGTGCTTGACTTGTCACTTCTTCTTGTGATGTATCATAATTTAAAGATTCGTCATAAAGTTCTTTATCTTCCGCGTTTTTAAAGAGGTAGGCTCCAGGTGTTGATGGCGAGGATACCAAATCAAAACATATTAATTCGAAGTCATCTTGCACCATATTTTTACCACCTTCTCGCTCAAGGGAACCCACACCTCTAGATGAAATACCTAAAGTTACGTCGTGTCTTAATAAATTTGCAGCGATATCCCCCACACAAGATATCACACCGGTTTTGTGATATGCGGGAGAAGTGAGAATTTCCAATTTACCCATTAGTACGTTACCTTCCCACCAAGTTTCTAAAACCCTATGGGAGCTTCGTTCTAAATCTACTAATGACGATTCTGGATGATTAAGTTCAGATAAAGCACTTCCTTTTTCTATTAACTTCTGATAGTTAACCACTTCTCTTTTTAAGATTTTTTCTGGGTACACCCTACCATTTCTATTTTCTACACCACTTTTTTGTAATATGGCATGAAAAATGATAGGCCCTTCTTGGATGGACCTATCTGTCATTTCTTTAATGACTTTTTTGTTACTATTATTTTTGGGGGAGATGTGACCTGCGTCGTACTCTATTAGTATCCCAGTACCTACCTTCCCTGGCCTTAATATTTCCATTATTACTTTTAACTATAAATAGTTAAGTAGTAATAAAACTCGTTTTTTAGTTTTTAGTCTTGTAAAAATTAAAGTAGGGGGAAAGTTTAAAACTATCGGTTATAACATTACTTAATAAGTTTTCTACCGCGTTTTTAATGTTAGGAGATTTAATTGCCTCTTCTTTATTAAGGAATAATGTTATTTCACAATTCATGTAACTTCTTTTATTTAACCTTATACCACTAGTTCTAATATCTAAATCTACAATTTGTTTCTGTTTTAAGAACAGATTATTCATGTTTGTAGAATTGACGTGGGAAGAGATACTTTTTTTTAAGGTACCTACTGCTCGGTCCCAGTTTGGACACTCCTTTAAGGGTAAAAACCAAGAGGAGATGTTAACATATACCGACTTAGGTTTTTTATAGTCTACACTACCATAATAGGTGGTAAAGTCTTTGTTTAAATTTAATTTAAATTGTTTTCCTGTTTTCATATATAAAATATTATTATAATTAAATATAACAGCATTTTATTTTATTGTCAAAGATAAGTTTATAGTTCCTCATCTTCATCACCATACTCATATTCGTGAGTAATTGTGGTATGTGATAGTGAGGAATCCTCAACAGGAGGGTCTTTTTTGGCCGCAAAATTTTCAGATGCGGTGAATCCTAACCCAGCCATAACAATCCATTGTAAAGATTCGAACAAAGAATCTTTAATTTCAAAACCCCAAAATAGGTTGGCGGTATAACCTATTAACATGAATAATAAACATATGAAAGTTACAAATCTCTTACTTGAGACTTTGCCTTCAGCACTTAACATGTTTTTTATAAAATTCATTTTAACGTTTTTTGTTTTGTACAACTCTACTACCAGAACTAGGTTTAGTACTTAAACTACGAGATTGTGTTGGTTTATTACTTGGTCGGTAGCTCGGTCGGTTTGACGTATTCACTCTAGGCCTAACACTTCTAATCTGAGGACTAGCATTTCGAGTATTCGTTCGTTGTACTGGTCTACTTATTTGAGGTTTGGCTCTATTGACAGGTCTATTATAACTAGGTGGTTTTTTATTTGTGCCCACATTATTTGATACTCTAGGGTTGGTCGTAGTAGTTTTGGTTGTTATTTTTCTTTGTCCCCTAATTACTGGTCGTTCGTTTTTAATGGGGGATTGTACGTACCTACCACTAACCCTTACTTGGTTAGGGTTATATATTGTACCAACCTTTGCGTAACAAGTACGGGAATTTCTCACATAAGGTCTGTAGTAGGCGTAACGAACTGGTCTATAGAACTGTCGATATGGTACCACACTAACCAAACAAAGTGACATTGTTGGGCGGGCAAACGCGACATAGAATGGTCGATATACGAAGTATGGATTCCAGAAATTTATAAAACCAGTATGATAATCGTAGTACCCCCAACTATTGTAGAACACTCGTAACCCACCAACTCGGGACACCCTTAGATTTCTATAACTTATTGGTACATTACCAATTTGACTCACACGACCATAGTAATCATAATATATTGGGACGTTTTCGACTTGGATGACGGACCCGAAGTAATCATACTGTACATAAGGGTTATAATTATACCCAGAATTAAAGGTTGTGTGACCATAACCCACGGTATTAATGCCGTTAAGACTGTTAATGTAAAAATCAAACTCTCCGTCAGGATATACTGAGAACGTAACACCCATTTCGTCAAACACAAAGGCATCTGCGTAACTATTAATTCTATGATGTCCGTAACCATGTGCTATAGATTGTAATACAAACCCTAAAATGAGGGATATAAGTAATATTAGCTTTTTCATGATTTCTGGTTTTTTATAAAATTCGTTTTAAAGTGTCTTATTTAACTCTTTTATTTTATATAAAGAAACTTTATTCTTTTTACTTTCAACAATCTTGTCTTTAGTGTCCTTTAGCTTACTAAGTAAATTACTATCTTTAGTTTCCTTTATTAGAGTATCTAATTTGTTAGAGACCTCCTCAACTAGAGAATCTATTTCATTTTCTATCTTGTTGGTGTCCGTACCCATTAGACTTTTAAATTTAGTCTTATCATCTTCTGTAAGGTTTCCATACTTTTTATTAAAGTTTTTAGCGGATAAATTTATCAATAAGGAATTAGGTATCTTACTTTCACATACGAAGGTAGATGACTTAGACTGTAATTTTTTTACTATTAAATTTTTAGCTTCTATTCTTTTTTCAATATCTAGAGCATTTTCATTAAAAACTAACGTGTCTATACTTTCATATAAAGGATTGGTTTTTTCTCCAACGTAACTTTTATATTCATTAATAGAAGTATTAACTGTTTTTAAGTTTACCTTACTTTTTTTGGATTGTAAAGTTTTGATAGACTCGTTTAGATATTCTTCAGCGTCTTTTTTAGTGTCGAAAGACTTGGTTTCTAGTTGTGAGTATAAAACAAAAAACTCTCTGTTAGTTTGATTATTCTTAAGCCCCTCCATTAAGTCGTGGAAAGCTTTCTTAAACTTAGGTTTTTTTGAGAAGGTATTGACTAAGATACTGTCTATTCTATTTTTTGTTTTTCCGAACATAGTGCTATTTAACAATAAATATCTACTCACCCAATAAACTATCTACCTTTTTGGTCACCTCATCGATTTTATCTTTACCTCGAGATAAATTAACGTCGAAATTATTATTATCAACTGACTCTAATATGAGAGGTAATGTAGATTTATCTATAGAGGCTAATTCTAATGTTTCTCCACCTGTTCCTTCATCACCTAGGTTATCTGGTGGAGTTTCTTGCATACCACCCTCCAGTCCCGTATTAGATGGAGACTCAACCTCACCACCCGCGGCCGCTTCTTCAGCACCTCCATCATCTGGTTCCATTTCACCATATAATTTATCTATATTAGAGAATATTCCAGTATTTTTGATAATAGTTGCGGTTTGGTTTAACTCTTCACCTACGGCTTTTTCTATACGTTGTTGTTGTAAGTCTAATTTAATCTCCTCATCAGAAAAACCAAGAATGTGTTTTTTACCCCAAGTAGATGAGACCGCTTGGATTCCTGACCCTGGGTCAGTAACAGCATCTTTATAGAGTGTAATCTTTTCTTTCCATTGTTCTATTTTTAATAGTTCGGATTGTGTAGATGGGTTAGTCAATCCTAAAGTAAAGTTACCCAACTCCTCCTCGAACCCTAACATGTATAAATGGATAATAGCTATTTTATTAAGTTCTTGAACCATAGACTTTTGAATTCTATTAATCATTCGTGCAAACCTAATATCTTGAATAGCTAAGTTTTTACCCTCTCCCACCACATCCTCAAATCCTAAAAAGGCTTTAGGTATTCGTAACGCTGCAAGTAATTTCTTCTGAATATATTCAATATCCGCAATTTCTGCTAGATTAGTAGCACCAGGTAAAGTATCTATGGGGTTTGGTGCGTTTAAATCCCTAACTGGAATAAAGAAATCTTGGTCAACAGCCATTTGATTATAACGTAAGTCTACATTACCCGTGTCTTTATCTACAATAGGGTCCCTCTTAAATTTATTAGCTACTCTTTGTACATAAGCTTCCACATCTTGGTCTTCCATGTTACCAACATAAACTTTAAACACCCTACGTTCAGGAGCTCTAGAAGTTCTGTAGATTAACATCGCGTCCTCAGCAAGTAGTAATTGTTTCCATATTCTTCTAGACTTCTCTAACATAGAAGTACCGTACGGTAACCTTCTATCGTCTGCTAACAACCTAAAATGGGCAACTTCCCAAGTGTTAAACTCCATATTCTTATTTTTCCATATGAATTTAACTTCTCTCTCCTCTTTGTCACCAGTCCTAGTTTCGTAAGTATGCATACCCTTCTCGATACGTTCTATTTCGATGTTAGGTAACTGGCTTGCTCCTACAATTCCTTTTTCTGGGTCAATTTTGAGGTAAACAAAATTATCACCATATTTACACGTATTCCTTACCCACATAGGTAAGTTAGACTCAATATCTAAAACATTGTTGAATAAATCTCCGAGTATAGCTTTTATTCTTTTTGATTCCGAATAAATGTTTAACATAAAACCTCTTTCTGAGATGGTACAAGCTTCTTCCGCAACAATATCTAACGCTGCTGATATTTCAGGTGTGAACTCCATAGATTCGTAGTCGTAATAAGACGCTAATCTTGTTGGTTCATAATAAACCGCTTGTGAGTATAGTTGGGACTCTATTTTTTGCCACTGATTCGCTAGATATTGACCTTGTTGTAATTCTAATTTTGTCCTATCGTAGTCTACTTTAGATGTAGTTTTTAATATATCCTTTTTATCAAAACTATATGTACGTTTAGGTGCTGAAGGACCTTCGGCCCCGAAAAGGTTATTTAACCTTTGAAAAATTGTCATTCTATTTTGTTCTGCCATAGCTATATAATTTTACACTTATTTTTGGTCTAGTAAACAGTTAAATGACATAATCACACTCTACATACGCAGCAACTGTAGGTACCCCGGTCTTATCTTTACAACTACCACCATTAACATATGTGACACAATTGTCTACTATTAAATTGTCACAAGTTTCACAGCACTCAACAGGTTTAGGTCCAACTGATAAAACATTACTATTTTTAACTATAAAGTCTGGTGGGGTAGGACTCCAAGAGTATACTGTAGTGCCAAGAACCTGCCTTAATTGTTTACCACTTTTATATCTCCCTATAGAACCAAACCCAGGTTTTTTAATTATTGCCATTTTATTTTTTTATTTTAGTCCGGTATACATCCATAAATAGTCCTTAGGGTTATTAGAAAATGGTGGTAATGGGTTACTTGACGCTCTACCTGGTTTAAAAACAGGTTCACTTCTTGTGGTGTTAAATTTTCGTTCATCGGTAACCCATGCGTCTAACATAGCTTTTGCTTGTTCGACATTCTTCTTTAGTAGGGTGAAGGAAGTTTGTGCGACATACAATGACATAGCCAAAGACATTATTAAGTCGTCATGGTATCCTTTCATATGGTCAGGTCTCCCATTTATATAGACAAAAGTTTTTAATTCGTTCATTAATCTTTGGGACCGTATCTTAAATCCTGTCCTCACCTGTTCCTCCAAAGCTTGGACTATTTGAGACCTTTTACTATTAAAATTAATTCCTGGGGTTTTGGTATCAGGATTAAACTTCCACATTTCATCAGACTTAACGCCATCGTAATAAAAATCTTTATATCCCAACTCCAACATTTTTCTGGAAGTAGCTACACCCATACCTCCCGTTATGTCTATAACGACAAAACAATTATATTTTTTTGCCCATTTATTTGCCAAATCTGCCACAATGTCTGGCGGAATCTTACCTAGATATTCTACTACTTCTTCTCTATCATCGAAATCTACAATAACAAACCCACTGGAATCTTCACTATCTCCTCTAGAAACATCAACCCCCATAATATATTTATGGCCAGGAACTGGTTCTTTCCAAACCCAAAGACCATTACCCACCCACTTTTCAGTAGGTTCACAAACATGTTCTTGTAATTGGTCCATGGTAGCGTTATTGATGACATTGTCTCCAGAACCGAGAAAAGCACACTCTAACTCCTGTGAAATTCTTCTCCTATCGAACTTTAATTTTTTACACATTGACTCAAACCAGTCCGAAAAAGGTTTATATCCTTTATCTTGGTATAATTGATAATCTTCTGGGGGTACGTTAGAAATAATATCTTCACGTTTATATTCGTCCCTATTTAAAAGAAAATGAACAATGTCTTTAGTTTTTATCCACCTTAAATCTTGTGTAAAACGAGGGTCGTAATACCAACTTAAGTAACTTACTTTAAAGTTATTTAGGCCTCTAATTGATTGGTCAAACACTTCATAATAGATTTGGTCGAACCCATTAGGTGTCGATATTACTATTACTTTGCCCCCTGTGGCTAAAGATGCCATACAAGCTGCCCATAGGTTACTACCAGATTCAATATAAGCCGCCTCATCAAAAACTAATATCGTTGGGGTGTACCCTCTTAGTGCGTCTACCGAAGTCGCTACCGCTTTCACTTCAGACCCGTTATTTAATTTATAGTGTTTTTGTGAATTTTTATCCTTATCAAACCCAACATTAATCCAATCAGGCCATTGTCTTAAAAATCCCTTTATTTTATTAGCCATTTCTGTCGCGGTGTCTAATTTATTAGCCAATATCAGAATTTTTTCAGGAGATTCTTTGGAAGCAAATTGGAGTTTCTTAGATATCCAACCAGAAGTAACCGTAGATACTCCAGCCTGTCTGTACTTGAGGACTATATTATCGTCATGGTCCTCGAAATCTTTAACCATTGCCTTTTGTTCAGGAAATAATTCAAAAGGGACGTGTTTTTTTTTAGTATTATCGTATGCTTGTAAATAAGTTTTAAGTGCGTACGGTGTATCACCATGACACTTAACATATTCTTGCATGAGTTCTTGTTTAGTCATTCCCATACTGATAAATAGTTGATTGGGTCTTTATTAAGACTTAGACTGTTTTCTGAGATGTTCCAACTCACCTTTGGTTAGTGAAGACATTCCACTTCTACCAATTTTGTCTAGTATATCATCAACATTGTACTCTTGCTCTTTATTGGGGTTCGGGATGTCTAACGTACCTAGTACGTCTCCTCTGTCTGAATCAGTAACTGTGGTTACGTCCTCATCCTCATCATTCCCAAAATCAGATATAGAATCTTCGTAATCTTCTTGATTTAAATCCGATATAATGTTTTTTACTATTTTTTCTAGTTCTTCTTTACCACTATCACCACCACTTAGAATTTTTTTAGCTAACGCGAATAGTTCTTTAGCTTCCATATTAGCAAATTCACTGAAAAGATAATTCTGAACCACTCTTTTATCGTCTTGCAATAAATCGTGAGGGTACGACTCTCTAAACTTTTCCCAAATAACTGGACCCAACCTCAAATCCCAAATTTCAGCTACTAAAGTATCTTCAGAATCTATAACTCTTTGAGCCATTCCAGGGTCGTCAGGTAAACCTTGCGTCGCTAGTACTTCCATCACACCTTTTATTAATTCGTGAACTAAAACGGGAAATGTAATTCCAACCGCTTTAACTGTAGGTGGGTCCGTATCTGGGTCAATCTCTTCTTTTCCTGCCATACTTTGCCCACTTTGTGCCATCATCATAGTTGTTTGGTCGGGCATAATCCAATAAACCAAATCATTAATAGACATCATCACACCGTACAAATTAATTAATTCAGGACTAATACTGTTAAGTTCTTCCTCAACTAAGTGGAACATGTAATGACCTTTTTTAGAAGCCCCTTGTATTAATTGATTTAAAAATCGTCTTTTTTGTTTCTCTAAGTCAAACTCTTCGAATTCCTCCATAGCCTCTTCTTCAGAGTCCATTTGTTGTTCTGGTGTTTGTTGTTCTTGGGATTGTCCCTGCATTCCTTCCATATCTACTTCTCCCATTCCAACAATTTTAGCGTCAAATTGTAAAGCGTCTGGTGGAATAGCCATCTCTTCCCTAACTATTTTAACAGCAAGTTCCTCCAACTGTTCTTTGTGTTGTGACTCTAATTCTAATATTTTTCGTGTTGACGACATCAACATTTGTTGTAATTGCATGAACGACTGAGGGGTTACGTTCCTTAACCCAGTATAATTTTTAACTTTATCGACCACCGACTTAAATCTTTCGGAAGCTACTAACTCTTCAAAGTTATCGGGTACCCCTTCTGGTGGTACAGAGGGGTAAGCTTTTGAACCAGCTCCTGGGAAATCTCCAGACTCGACCTTCCCTTGTAGGCTGGGGTCCATTCTCTCTGGTCTATCACCATAATCAATAGGTGCTTCGAATAGTTGTTTGTTGAATTGTTTTAATACTTTTTTACTTTTCATCTGTTCTCGCTTTTGGTCTTGGTTTAGGACCTGGTTTAGGTTTAAATGGGTTTCTTCTTCCCGGTTTACTAGGTGAAGGTGTTTTAGTCGGAGCTGGTTTAGTTGCTGGTAACGGTGAGTTAACAAATAAACTATCAAAGTCTAACCAAGATGGTAATTCATATTTAGCATCTTCAACATCATTATCTATAACCTCAACATCCTGTGTTTCTACAGCAATTTCATTTAATGTTTGTAAAAGTTGTCCTTTTGTCATATAAGGTCTTTCATATTTTTCTACCAAACCTAATAACCATTCTTCCGTCATTCTCTCTTCTTTTTTCTCTGTAGGTAAGTTTTCTGGGTTCGGTGTGTCAGTATAATCTTTTATAGATTTTAAAGACATACCTTTAGCTGCTTTAAGAACTGCATTATTGTTTCTACCATCACCACAATCTTTATAGTTACTCTTCTTACAAGTGTCTACTAATTGATAAAAATTGTATTGTTTTTGTGATACAGCAATTTCCATTAACTCTTTCTTTGTCATGTAAGTTTCAGGAATATCCATACCATCATTTGCGTTATCACTATTATCTGGTCCTTTCTGTGGTGCGTCTTGGTCTGTATCCATTCCAGCAACATCTTTTTGTACGTGCACCAATTCATCTTCTGAATCTTCATGTAAACCACTACTATGTCCTCTTGGTCCGTCTGATTGATGTCCTTTAGATACTGGATTTATAAAAGAGTAGTTTGGTTCTGGTGCAAATTCATTTAATTCACCCGCAAAACCTTCCTCGTCCCATCCATTACCACTATAAGAATCTGAGGGTCCCTCTGAATCAAAACCTTCAGCGTCTGGATTATGAAATGATGGTGTGTCTAAATATTTTGCATTTCCACTATACTGTCCTTCGTCTTGGTCAGTACCTGTTCCAATTAATGTTCCTTTATTGTCTGTAGAATAATAAGAGTCCATAGGTCCTTGGGACGTATGGAATCCTCCACCATCTGGATTGTAAAAAGAAGTAGCATCAAAATCTCCCGCTCCCATATCCATTATTACCTCCTCTAACTCTTCTTTTTCTAAAACCTCAACCTCCTTGTCTCCCTTTCTATATTTTTGAATGGGTGTATTGGTGGGTGTTAATTCTTGGTCCTCATTCATTTCAGTTACTTTTGCAGTATCACCAGTAGTGTCTATATCTACATTTTCAGCGTCATCCACATCTGTTGTAACTTTATTTATAAATGATTCTTTTTGTCCAGGATTGTTTAAATCATAATCATAAGTACGTGAATCTGTTACAGTTTGTTCATTTAAAACTCTTTTTCTAAGAGCGTATAGTTGTTTGTTATTGAACTTTAAAAGTGTATCAATACTAAAACCTTCTTTCACTAGTTTGGATAAGGTATCTATTTTACTAAATTTTTTCATGTTTTTCTGTTTCATTTGAGGTTAAAATTAAATCTCTTGAATATAGTTTATCTGTAACAGATTCCATAGTTTCTCCAAACCTAAATACCAACCTAGTATCTTTTATATGTTCGTCTTCATTTTCATTATATTTTTCCCACCCTAAGGCAATAACCTCATCAATAGCATCACTAAATGAAAAGTAGTCTGAGTTTTGGACCAACTCAAATTCTAGACCTTCTTTTGAAAGTGTTCCCACTTTATCTATATACTCAATATCGGGTGGTAAGGGTTTTCCGAGTGCTGGGATTGAATCCCAGTCTGGCCCCCACATGTCTACGAGTTCAGAAGAAAAGATGAATTCGTATACGTAATTACCTCTGAAATTAGAACCTAATCCATTGATGTATACTAACTTCATTTTTAAATTACTTTTCCTGTTGTCGTTATCTCTACTAAATTTTTATTTTCTTTAAAAACTAACCCTCCCCTTTTGTTCTTACCTATAAAGTTAAAGGTTGCGTTTTCTTTTAAAAATTGTTTAGTTTTTATTTCTTGTTCATAAGAACTAAAATAAGTTTCTATAAGTCTTTTTAATTTTATTTGTTTAACACTTTCGTTTAGAAAGTTCTGATTCATCTTTTTTAAAGACTTTAATTTTTTTAATTCTTGAATTCTTTTATTCTTCTTTTCTTCTGGTGTTAACTTAAAATATTTAGAAAGTGTTCTATTTACTTTACTTTCGTTAAAAATATCTGCAACAGCCTTAATCGCGTCCGTATTCTCTGGTTCACCAGCAAAATTTAATGTGTCTTCCTCATCTAATTCCACGCCCTCTATAACCTCCTCCCATTCTTGGGTTTCTTCATTAAAAACTCTATCTGCAGCTCTTTCACCAAAACCAGTTGCGGCAGCTCCTATTGCCATTCTCGCTAAAGCTCCTAGATTTTCATCAATTTCTTCATCATCACCCATAGCTGCTCCTTCAGCTAATTCCGACTCTAAATCCATACCCAGGTCTTCAATTTCGGCATCCATATCATCAGCACTTAAATCTAACTCCTCTTCTCCAGATAACTCTACATTAAATTCACCTTCTTCAGTGTATTCAATATCCTCATCTTCAAACTTCTCAACTATTTCATCCTTATCGTCAGAACTCAATTTTTCCAAATCAACCGCTGAAATGATAGAATTAAGAACATACTTAATGATGTCTGCCGTCATGTCTGGTTCGGGAAGGTCTCTAAGTTTTTGACCTAATTTACCAGTTAATTTTTGAATTGCTCTGGTAGCGTCTTCATCGTCAGTTACTTCTACGTCCACTTCAATCTCCTCATCATCAAAAGAATCATCAATATCTAAAGACGTATCCCCTTCAATCTCCTCATCATCAAAAGAATCATCAAAAGAACTACTAATTGAATCATCAAAATCTAAGTTCTCGTTATCTCCTTTTATTGTAACCTCAGGTTGTTTAAGTACAAACTTAGTATCTTCAGACTCCTCTTCTTGTTCACCTATTAAATTAAATTGTTTACCACCGTTATAAGTTTCATTAAGTGGTTTCATTAGTAGGTTTAATTTTTTAAATGCCTCTGAATAAGAATTAAAGGAATATCGAGAATTGTTTTTAAGTCCATCCAAATAGGTATATCCGTCCTTCCCTTCTTTAAGAATCATATATTTAGCATTTTCTCTGATAATACCATAATTATTGCCGTCAGCGGCTTTTACGTTATACTCCAACGAAGAGGTTTTATGTGTATGTATTTTAGGAACCATACCATAATTAGCTATCTCCATTATTCTTTGGAGTTTCTTATCTAATGGAAGTTTTTCACTTCCTATTGGTTTTAAATCTGCCATTTCTTGTTACTTTAATTAATTTCTTTTTTATTCTAACTTTGTAAATACCCCATACCTATTAAAGTAAATGGGCTTGAGGGGTTTATTGTACTTCCACCATATGTAGCTCTTTGTGCATTCCCGTCTGGATTATTACAATCATGACAACTACATATTAAGCATTGGTCTGTATTTAAAGCTCCAATACTTTTTATAATTATATCTAAAGTAGTGTCAGCACCTATGGATATTGTTTCTCCATTTACATCTATAGTTGCTTGAGCGTTTGCACTATTATGGATTTGAAAACAAGTAATCCCGGTTATTTCTCCAGTAGGGGTTAAATGTGGTTCTATATTTGTACCACAATACATTTCATTACCGTATGATAATCCTGCATAATTTGCCATAATACGTTTTATTTTTTTATATAAATATTAACTCTAAGGGAAAAAAAACCTTTCTAATCCAAACTTAGACTTAAATCCAATACTTTATTTTTTAAATCGAAGAGCTTTTTAATGTATCCACTTCTTCTTAAGAATTTAAAAGCTAAATTTTCATAGGAGTACTCACCCCCTTTTTCTAATCCTGTAGCTCTAAATTTTTTAAGTTTAGTTTTTATTTTTTCTACCAAATCTAAAATCTCTTGTGGTGATTTTTGATATGCTTGGTGTTGTAGACTGTCTATGATTTCCATCCAACCCTCTGATTTCTCTAAGACTTTATTGATGTCAATATCTACACTATTTTTTTTAGGTAATACTAACCATTTATCAAATAATACGGAGTATACCCCACTGGAATGGTGTACCTCATCTACATCCTGAGCATACACTTCTACCTCATACCCTTTTACTTGTATGTCATGAGACGCGTTCCATAAATTCTTTTTTGCGTTAAGGATATTTTTAACTAGCCCAACATTTTCATCTATTAATTCAAAATCTATAAGAATGTGTAGGTCTATATCCGAATACTGAGACCAATTGTAATTACAAATACTTCCAGTTATGGTGATGTCCCCAATATCACATTGTTGGGTGTCCATGTCACAATCTAAGTTATCTAAATCTACAAAATTCAAGAAGTCATTAGCACTCAGCAAAAGTTTATCCCGAACTTCTCTCCTTAAACGATAATTTTTATTTTTATCTAAGGTCCAGATGTCGGGATTTAAACTTTTTTTCTGATTAAAACTTTGTAAGATACTATTTGCGAGGTCCATACATATAAATAGTTCATCTTAACGTAAGTTAATTAAGTAATTTATATTTATATTTTTTTGCTATTTCTTTATTAAAATAACTACCCTGACTTTTCGCTATTCTGAGACCTGCCGCAACATTCTCGGGAATGTCTTCATATTCGTACCTTCTTCCAGCATTAAATTCTATAATAAGATTTCTAGTACTTTTATTGTAGATAGACCCTTTGATGTTGGACGACTTGTATTGGTTTACAATCCTGTCTCCACTATATATTTCTGATAATACCCCCATGTTATTTTACTTCTTCATATTCTACATCTGTAGTTTCTTCTTGCTTATCTCCCTCGGTCTCGGATTGTTCGTATAGTTTACTAGATATGGATTGCCAATTTTTGTTTAACTTTTCTAAATTAGAGTCGATAGAATCTAAATCTTCATTTTTATATGACTCTTTAAGGTCGTTTAGGGATTCAGTTAGTATGTCTTTATCCCCATCAGTTAATTTTTCTTCGAACTCCTTAATTTGTTTCTCGGTTTGGAATATCATTGCGTCAGCTTCATTTAACTTTTCCACTTTTTCCTTCTTCTCTTGGTCTTTAGCTTGATTTTCCTCCGCTTCCATCTTCATCTTCTCAATCTCTTCATCAGATAAACTACTTCCAGATTCTATCATTATATTATGGGACTTACCCGTTCCTTTGTCGTTCGCACTTACATTAATGATTCCGTTAGCGTCAATATCAAAAGTGACCTCAATCTGAGGAATCCCTCTAGAAGCTGGTGGAATATCTGTAAGTTGGAACCTTCCTAATGTTCTATTATCCACAGACATTGGTCTTTCTCCTTGAAGGACATGGATATCTACTGATGGTTGGTTGTCTACAGCTGTTGAGAACACTTGGGACTTAGATGTTGGTATAGTACTATTAGATTCAATTAACCTGGTCATCACTCCACCCATGGTTTCAATACCTAACGATAATGGGGTAATATCCAACAATAAAACATCGTTGACTTCACCTGAAAGGACGCCTCCTTGGATAGCTGCTCCCATAGCGACTACTTCATCAGCATTAACCCCTTTAGAAGGCTTTCTACCAAAGAACTTCTCAACGGACTCTTGTATTACTGGAATTCTAGTTGAACCACCAACTAGAATCACATCATCAATATCGTTAATCGTTAGTTTAGCGTCCTTTAGTACTTTACCACACGGAGCAATGCTCCTCTTTACCAAATCACTAACCATAGCCTCAAACTTAGAACGAGACAAACTTAAAGCAAGGTGTTGTGGTCCCCTTGAATCCGCGGTCAGATAAGGTAAGTTTATTTCGGTGTTTGTAGAAGAAGACAATTCTACTTTCGCTTTTTCTGACGCTTCTTTTATCCTTTGTAAGGCCATTGGGTCTTTACTCACATCCATCCCACTACTCTTCTTAAATTCCTGAATTAACCAGTCCATAATAACCTCATCAAAGTTATCTCCCCCTAAGTGAGTATCTCCATTAGTGGATAGTACTTCAAAAACGCCATCACCCATTTCTAAAATAGAAATGTCAAAAGTCCCACCACCTAAATCGTATACAGCAACTTTTTTATCTTTATTGTCATCTAATCCATAGGCTAAAGACGCGGCGGTAGGTTCATTGATTATCCTCAACACATTAAGACCAGCAATCTCCCCGGCCTCTTTAGTGGCGTTTCTTTGTGAGTCATTAAAATAAGCTGGTACTGTGATAACCGCGTCTGTTACGGTTTCTCCTAGGTATTCCTCAGCTGTCTTTTTAAGATTTTGTAAGATGACCGCTGACACTTCTTGTGGGACGTAATCTACATCACCTATCTTAATACCTACACCGTTTTTACCTACTTTTGATACTTTATATGACATCTTAGCCATCTCTTTCTTAATTTCTGAATAGGTACTACCCATGAATCTTTTAACTGAATAAATGGTTTTTTCTGGATTCGTTACCGCTTGTCTCTTCGCGGGGTCACCAACCATTCTTTCACCCTTATCCTTAAATGCTACCACAGAAGGTGTAGTCCTTTGACCTTCACCATTCACGATAACTTTTGGTTCGTTACCTTCAATCACAGCAACACAGGAATTTGTCGTTCCTAAATCTATACCAATTATTTTTCCCATTTGTTTAATTTTTTTTTTATAATTATTTATTTATGGGAAATATAATAATAGTTTCCCATAAATCAAGTAGTCAAATAACATACCATAACAACAATACTGACATTTTGTCATAGAGACATGACATAACGACAATGGTTGATTATTAATGTTATTGGCAGTATAATTATAAGTAACTAAAAAAAAAATATATCCATGAAATTAGAAGGAAACTTTGCTGACTTCGAGTCCGATGACTCTAGCAGTAAACCAAGAAAAGAGAAAAGTAGTATCAAAAGTAGGACACCTGTTCTAGATAATTTTTCTAGAGATTTGATACTATACGCTGAAGAAGGGAAACTGGACCCCGTGGTAGGTAGAGAAGAAGAAATAAATAGGATTGCCCAAATATTATCTAGAAGAAAGAAGAATAATCCTGTTTTAGTAGGTGAACCTGGTTGTGGTAAAACTGCGTTGGTAGAGGGGTTAGCTATTAAAATCAGTGAGGGTCGTTGTCCACGTAACCTATTAGATAAAAAAATAATAGGTTTAGATTTGACTTCTATAGTAGCAGGCACTAAGTACCGTGGTCAGTTTGAGGAGAGAATGAAAGCTATTATTGATGAATTAAAAGATAATGATGATATCATTATCTTCATAGACGAAATACATACGGTAGTTGGGACAGGTAACGCTTCGGGTTCTTTAGACGCTGCCAATATATTTAAACCTGCTCTAGCAAGGGGAGAGGTCCAATGTATTGGAGCGACCACGATTGATGAGTTTAGAGAAAATATTGAGAGGGACGGTGCACTGGAAAGGAGATTCCAAAAAGTAATGGTAAACCCTACGACTATGGAAGAGACATTACAAATACTTAAAAACCTAAAAGGTAAGTATGAAGACCATCACAAAGTAAGGTTTACAGAAAACACCTTATCTACGTGTGTTATGTTAGCTGAACGATATATAACCCATAGAGAATTTCCAGATAAAGCTATAGATATAATGGATGAGGTAGGAGCTAAAGTACAAGTAGATATCACCTTTCCCAAAGAGATAGAAGACTTAAGGAATAAATTGGCTAATTTAAAAGTGGAGAAGATAGATGTGGTAAAATCTCAGAGATATGAAAAAGCCGCGGAACTTAGAGATGAAGAAAGGAAGGTGGTAAATCTTTTAGAGGATAAGAAATTAGAATGGGAACTGGAGATGGAACATAGTAGGGTAGATATTACCGAGGAAGACATCTATAAAGTAGTGTCTCAAATAACTAAAATTCCCTTAACTAAATTAGATAGTAACGAAACAAAAAATCTATTAAATTTAGAAAAGTTATTACAGAGTTTAGTTATAGGTCAAGATGAAGCTATTAAAAAAATAGCTAAATCTATTAGAAGAAATAGGGTCGGGATTCGTGAAGTTAAAAAACCTATTGGTTCATTTATGTTTTTAGGTTCTACTGGTGTGGGTAAAACTCATTTAGCTAAATCAATAGCTAAAGAAATTTTTGGGAGTGAAGACGCTTTAATTAGATTAGATATGTCTGAATATAAAGAAAAATTTAACTCCACTAGACTAATTGGTTCTCCTCCAGGATATGTGGGATATAATGAAGGGGGTCAATTAACGGAAGCTGTAAGAAAAAAACCCTACGCTGTTATCCTTTTAGATGAAATTGAAAAGGCTCATTCAGATATCTATGATTTATTACTCCAAATATTTGATGAAGGCCATTTAACGGATAGTTTAGGTAGGAAGATAAACTTTAAAAATACTTTAATTATAATGACTTCTAATGTGGGGGCTAAACAAGTTAGTGGGTTTAATAAACCCTTAGGTTTCTCTACCAAAGATAGTGAATCTAGATTAGATGAAGCTAAAGACCAAATAATTAAAAAAGCACTTAAAAATACTTTTAAACCAGAATTTTTAAACAGGGTTGACCAGATAGTGGTATTTAAACCCCTACAAAAAAGAACTATTAGTAAAATAGTTAAATTAGAATTAACTAACTTACAAGAAAGATTAACTGAAAAAAAATATAGTGTCTCTTTTGATAATTCTATAGTAAAATATATTGTAGAAGAAGGTTATGATGAAAAGTTCGGTGCCAGACCAATAAAAAGAGCCATTCAAAATAAACTGGAAGATTTTATTTCTGAAGAAATATTAAAGGGTGCCGTTAAGACTGAAATAGAGTATGAAATGGTAGTAGATAAAGAAAATGTAATTAGTCTGGATATAGTTGAGTAATTAGATATCTGGATTTTCAATAATTGAACGACTACCTCCACTAAATATAATAATTTGTGTAGTTCCTGTTGGGTACATGTAAGTAACGCCTAACTCATCAATTTTTTCAAAACATTGTTCTATGTGGGAAGTATTTAAAATACTTTCACGGGCATATGTTCTCCCACTGGTCTCAAATAAATCGTATATTTTTTTATCACTATATATTAATCTCCACATATCAACTTGTTGTTATTATCCAATTATAAGGAGAACCTGTAAGTGTGTTAATCGCGGCAATCCCATTAAATCCACCCGATGTGGTATCGGGAGCACTATTAGTTCCACTAATATTTAAAGTAACTCCACTCCACCCTGTAGTATTCCACCCTGCAATGTCCGCAAAGTCCTCTAGTAGATGGTTTACGTCAGTGGCAGTTAAACTATTATTATATAGACGAATACTTGCTCCTAAAGTACTGTTAACATCCATGGTACTCCCAGATAATGGTTTAAAATCTACATGGTTCCCCGCAAAATTACACCCGTCCATTGCAAAGGCATCGTTAGCTGGTATAACATTACCAAAGGTTTGGGTACTGTAGGGAAAAACAACGTTTTTTAAGTTAGAGTTACTGGAAACATTAAATGACCCCCCTAATCCACTTAACATAGAGACATCTAGAATTGTTCCCATATTACAGGCATCCGCCCAATACCTGGTGAATACTTCACTACTAACCCCATGACTAATGTCGGTTAAATTAGAATTATTATAACATTCAAATTGCCCTCCGAGTCCCGTTAACATAGATAAATCAAAAACACCTGTTAAATCACAATCGTGGACTTTATACACCGTAAACGCTTCACTCGTTGCACTATGAACTATGTTGGTTAAATTACTGTTAGTGTGGCCATAAAATTGGCCTCCCATCTCACTAAAAGGAAGATAATGGGTTCCGGTAATGTCACAACTATTCATAGAATAGTTGGTGATAGTTTGTGGTGAAGTAGTGTGGGTGATAGAGGTTAAATTAGAGTTCACTTGTACACTAAAAAGGCCTCCCAAGTTAGAGAACATGGACATATTTAAATTACCTGTTAAATCACATTGTGACGCACTATAATAAGTGATGACAGCGGTAGAAGCGGTATGTGTAATGCTGGTCAAATTAGAGTTACCATTTAACCTAATATCACTACCCAATGTGGGAAACATGGTTAAATCATGGTCACCAGTTATATCACATGAATAAGCCCAATAAAATAAGTTTGTATAAGGAGTGTAGGTGTGAGTTATACCAGTTAACAGAGCATTTCCACTTAAATTAAGGGTTTGACCTCCACCTTTAAATAAATTACTCCACCCACTCAAATTCACATTTCCCACCACATTATCTTCAAATAGATTGATAGAGGTTAGTGTAGATAATAGATTAGTACGTAGAGTTACAGTTCGGGCGGAGGCTGAAGGAAACATATATGAAATAGAATTACCCGCGGTATAACCACTCCCAACATCTAAATCCCACGAAACCCTTCCGTTAATTTTACTAACTGTTGGGTCAAAGGGTGTTATGGGGTCAGGTAGTAGTTGAATTGACATTGTCTCACCTACCTTACTATGAGACCTAAATACTCCTTTACTCATAACTAAAAATTTTAAGTGTAATCATTACCTACCGTCCAAAAAGCTGCAGTTCCATTATAGGTGAAAGATAAGATATCTGTAGCACTCGCAGTAGCGGTTAGAGTTGCTACACCACCACCACCATTGACCACATAATGTGTTCCTGCACCACCATTAATGGTTCCGAGACCCAAGGTTCTGTTTCCCGTCGCGTCCTGATGGACTATAATAGTACCATATTCTCCATTTATTACATTTGTTAAATCTAACTGACCATTTGCAACTAAAGTAATTTCAAAGTTAGTGCTCTGCCCACTTAAATCCCATGTCCAGTTACCTGCTGGGGTACCCCCAGAATAATAAGCATCGATTTCACAACAATCACCACTAGTGTCACCCGTAATGACTAAACCATCACTGGTAATACCTAAACTTGCGATAGATGTACCACCAGGTGCGTTATTTATGTTTAAGTAAGGGACATAAACTGTATTATCACTTCCACCAATTAACCCTGAACCACCCAAAATTACAGAGTTATTTACAACTGGGTTCGTGAGGTTCGGGTATAATGCGTTACCTATTCCACCCACAATAGAGGAAGAAAAACCAGATGAAATGGTGTTCCCACTACCACCTATTATAGTATTGTTATAACCATAGTCCACCTCGTTATAGACTCCACCGACTATTGAAGACGCGTCTGTACCACCTAAGATGTGAGCATATCCCCCTACAATGGTATTAAACTGAGATATCATTCCAGAACTCATGTAAGGATTGGATATTGTCGAGTTGGGGGATAATAGTGCCCCACTATAGTCACTATTTGACACGACACTACGAGACCCACCCAACAGAACTGCTCCACCACTCTCATAAATTGCGTGACAATTACCAACCGATTTACCAGTACACTTACCACCTATAATTGCACTTCCACTAGATGATTCAAAACTACTACCACTAATAATAGCATACGTGTGCCCTAATATGTGAGCGTCCGCTGTATTATTAATTACATTCGTATACCCACCAGTTATGGATGAACCAGATGACGCAGTATCTATAATATGGTTTTGACCTCCTAATATACTTGACCATGCACCTGATACATAACCCGTAGGGGGCCCACCCCCATTTACATTATGGGAATATACAAAAGATGTTTGGCCATTAGCAGTCACACCGAAACCACCAGCGTGGGAATTATTACCTGCCGCTTGGTTGTCTTCACCCTCCGCTACAGCATAGTCCCCAGTAGCGTCCACCGTACTAATGTTAACTGTTTTTATTGAGTAGTCACCCGTACTACCGGATGTCCAATATAGTGAGGAGTCAGTAAGGTAACCAGTCACGTCAAAAGTACCACCACTATTATTAGTAAAGGTACTGACCCCAGTTGATGGATTATGTGTACCACCTGTAACGAAAACATCAGTACCACTTCCACCACCAGTACTCGCAATCACTATAGAGTCTCCACTTATGCCGATAGTAACTCCGTTGGTTCCAGATAAAGAATAGAGATTCATGGTGCCGTCATTGGGATTCACCTGTTTATCCCTAAATATACCAATGCCCGTACCCACATTTCCACAGGTGGTGTTATCTATCTTAGTACTTAAAATACTAAGATTTCCATCCAACTCACCATGGGTTAATGCTGTGGTTTGACTCGTTCTTAAATAAAAGGGTAATGGTAAAGGCATATCTATTGTTTTATAATAAATATTACCTAGAATAAAATAAGATTAGAAAAGGTAAGGAGGGTAAGGTTGTTGTTGATGTATAAACTGGTATTTTTCATTACCTAGTTGGTGGACCACCTTTAAACCTAAATTAATAGCGTTCTGAACATCTTCTACCACAACATATTCGTTTTTGGTGTGGTAACGATAATACCCTGCCGCGAAATTTAAACAAGGGAAGTTAAATTTTTTCTTCAACATCATAGTGTCAGTGTAAGGGTGATTTAACCATTTGGTGAAACCATGCTCTAAAATTATATCTTTCACGGAGTTGAAAAATTTACTTTCTTCCTCATATAGTTTAACACCCATTAAACTTTTACTTATAGTGTCATTTTCAGTAGAATCGAATTGGATTGCGTACCCCACATTTTTAAAGAACTCTGGGTCCGCTTCTCTAGAACCGTTACACCCCGTTTCTTCCGCTATCGGTAAAAATACCTTACAGACATCTAATTTTTCCAACAACTGTAAACATATGAACACGCCAGCTTTATCATCACCACCTATTCCTGTGGGTAACCCCTCTTCTTTATCGTATGCTTTTAACGCTAGTTTAAGTTCGCCTTGGGAGTTAGGTAATTGCTCCTCAAGAACGACCATTTCTGTAATCTCATGTACACTATCTAGATGAGCTACTAAACAAGGATAGGTCGAAGAGTCTCCCTTAGTAATGTAAAGACTCCCCAACTCGTCCTGATAATAACTAACTGAAGGTAGAGAACTAATATAATTAATTACGTGTTCAATTAATCTATCCTCCTCCCAAGTATGGGTTGGGACAGAAAGTAAGTCTTTTAATTTATTTAGTGTTTCTCCATTCATCCTACAAATATACGAATAATATTTCGAACAAAAAAATAAAATTTAATTTGGTTCACTTGAAATTATGCCATATATTTGTACTATATTCATCACAAAAACATGCTCGGGTGGAAACTATAATAGAGTGTATAATTTAATTAGTGATTTAAATTTGGGAATTGAAAATTAATTAGTATATTTGTACTATGCACCAATGGCGGAATTGGTAGACGCGTCAGATTTAAGCTCTGATTCTCATTGAGGGAGTGCAGGTTCGACCCCTGCTTGGTGTACATTAATCGGTGGTCGAATGACCTTGTGGGTTCGA